GGGTTTCATCAAGACCATGCAGAAAAAGAGGTAGTGGTACAAGAACACTTTGAACCACATTTTGAAGAAAGCTATAATATGTTGTTCATGCAAAGATTGGATGAATTGAATAAAGCATCTGAAAGATTAGAAAAAATAGGTTATTATAATAATTGGAATCAAGAAGATTTCCAAAACATTCTTAAAAGAAGGAGTAAATGATGGCAAAATCATTAAAAGGTTTAAAAAAATTAGTAGGAAGTTTGTCTAACGCAGATAAGTCTGAAATCGCAAAATCCATGAAAGACAGCAGTGTTGTCAAAATGGCAGGTGGTGGCGATGCTACTATGAAGTCAGGTGTTGTTAAGCTTGGTATGGGCGGTATGCCAAAATCTGGTGTCATGAAAATGAAAGGCGGCGGTAAATCAGGCGTTAAAAAGAAAGCAGGCGTTAAAAAACTTGGTAGAGGCGGAAAACTCAAGAAGTAAAATATGGCAGTATCAGGCTCAAAAAACTTTGAACTAGATGTAGCTGATTACATTGAAGAAGCATTTGAAAGATGTGGATTAGAGCTAAGAACTGCTTACGACCTAAAAACAGCTAGAAGAAGTTTAAATTTATTATTGGCTGAGTGGGCAAATCGTGGTTTAAACCAATGGACTATACAAGAAAAAACAATATCTATGGTAAAAGGTACTACAAGCTATAATGTTGACTCAACAAATAGCACGGCAGCTATTGATGTTTTAGATGGTTTTTTAAGACAAACAATAAATTCTGAAAACTCAGACATACAAATGACTAGGCTATCAAGAAGCGAATATTCATCAGTACCAAACAAATCAACTACAGGCACACCATTACAATTTTTTGTTGATAAGCAAATATCACCAACTATAAGCGTTTATCCAACACCAGACGCATCAAGCACATATACAGTTCATTTGAATGTATTAACAAGAATGGATGACGTAGACGCAGCAACCGATACATTACAAATGCCGTTTAGGTTCTATCCATGTCTTGCGGCAGGTTTAGCTTATTATTTATCAGTAAAGAAAAGTCCTGAAAGAACCGGTTTGTTAAAACAAATTTATGAAGAGGAGTTTCAAAGAGCGCTAGAAGCAGATGAAGATAGAGCTTCATTAAGCATTACTCCTGATATTGCAAGCTACAACATTGCATAATGGCTTTTGCATCTAATAAAAACGCCTACGCAATTTGTGACAGATGTGGATTTAGATATTACCTTAAACAATTGCGCAAAGAATGGAATGGTTTGAAAACCTGTCCTGAGTGTTACGAATCTAAGCATCCACAATTAGAGCCAAGGACAAACAAAGTAGACCCACAGGCCGTGCGTGAGCCAAGACCCGATGTAAGCGAATCTCCAACAATATTTACGGTATATACCAATTATGACCTAGGTATTATAGGCAAAAAATTAACAACACCCGATAGCATGACAACTGCATTAGGTACAGTTACAATAACAACATCATGAGTTTTACATTAGCTACACTAAAAACTGCTGTACAAGATTATTTAGAAACAGACGAAACGACTTTTGTTAATAATCTAAATAACATTATTCTACAAGCAGAAGAAAGAATCTTAAAATCAGTACAAATACCCGACCAAAGAAAAAATGTTACAGGAAACGTAACTACAGACAATAGATTTTTAGGAACACCAACAGACTTCTTGGCACCGTTTTCATTGGCTGTAATAAGTTCTAACACATACGACTATTTAGATTTAAAACACAATTCTTTTATAAAAGAGTTTGTATCAAGTTCTGCTACAAGAGGAACACCAAGATATTACGCAATATTTGACCAAAGTAGTTTTGAGGTAGCACCTGTGCCTGACAGTAATTACACCATGGAATTACATTATTTGGCAAAGCCAACTTCTCTTACATCTGGTGCAGACTCAGGAACTACTTATTTATCATCAGATGCGCCTGATACATTGTTGTATGGATGTTTATTAGAAGGCGCTGTATTTTTAAAACTACCTGCTGATGATATAGGAATGTATGAAGCAAGATTTAAAGAAAGTTTACTTAGACTCAAGAATCTAGGCGAAGGCAGAGATACTAGAGACGAAATGAGGTATGATTCACTTAGAACAAATGTAACATAGGTTACAAAAAGAGAGAGAGATGGAACCTATTAAAGAATTAAAAGGCAAAACTGTTGCTATAGTTGGCATGGGCGCAAGTTGGTTTGACTATAACCTTGCCAAATCACACGGCTCACACTTCGATGAGGTTTGGGCAATCAACGCCGTTGGTACGGTAATATTTCATGACCGGGTGTTTATGATGGACCCGCCATCTAGGTTTTTAGATAGCGATGACGCAGGAGGTCAAACAGAAGGCATGCGCAAGCTGCTTAAAGAAAACGGCAAACCAATTTACACCTGCGAATTAGACAAAAGATGTAAAAACTTACAGCTATATCCAATCGACGAAGTATTAAAAGATTTACAAAGCTCATACCTAAATAATACCGTAGCCTATGCTGTGGCCTTTGCTTTGTGGAACCAAGTAGATGTTCTTAAGGTGTTTGGCATAGATTTTAGCTATAAAGGTAATTTATATTTTGCAGAAGCAGGAAGAGGTTGTGTAGAGTTTTGGCTATCTAAATGCATGATGTCAGGAATGACTGTAGAAATTGCCAACACAAGCACCTTATTAGATGCGTCTGTGCCGCTTGATGAAAAATTGTATGGTTATCATAGGCTTAATGACCCCTTAGTGCCTGTGATAAACAATGGTGTTTTAAGCACAAAAAAAGTAAGTGATGGCAAAAAACAAGAAGTTGATAAAAAACCCGTGCTAATTGGTAGACATGAAAACATAAAAATAGGAGAACCCAATAAATGGTAATAAAGATTACACCTGACGGTGTGCCTGAATTAGGCATGGTTGAAGTTGCTACAACCAAGTTTGGTGGACACCCCCCAGAGTTTTGGGCAGAACAATTAACAGATAAAATAGTTGGTGTTTCAGACAATAATGAAGAACATGTTAAAGCACAGGCAAGAGCCTATAGAGATTTAATTTACCAAGTTTGTTTGATATATATTAAAAATGCTTTAAAATCTTATAAAGCTACCTTGATTCAAGATTTATCTAAAGGGGGTAGCGAAGATATAGCAAAAATAATTAAAGGTATTTAATATGGCAATAGCATCAACACTTACAACAAGTTTTAAAGTAGAACTTTTAACTGGAACTCATAAC